AGTATTATCCTGAATAGAATCTGCAACAGTATCCTTAGCTGTAGTATTATCCTGAATAGAATCTGCAACAGTATCCTTAGCTGTAGTATTATCCTGAATAGAATCTGCAACAGTATCCTTAGCTGCTATATTCTTCGCATCTCTTACCGAAATTATTTTACGGGTGTTTAATTCAATATCTCTAAGAGATTCGGTAATTCTCGTGATTTCCTTTGCTTCAAATCCAAATTTAATTTCAGATGGTTCTATTTCAAGTTTTTTCAGTTCTACTGCGGTCTTTAACTTATCAGAATTATCTTTTTTACCAATCTTCGATTCTTTTTCTTTTTCGGCAGCAACCTCAAGTCTTCTCTTTTTTGATATAGCGTAATGACCAGCCTCAGCAGCTTTTTTCATGAGGAACCCCTTTAGCCACGCTTGGGGATCGGCGGATATTTCCATGGCTTTATCTTTTAATTTATTACGTCTTTCTTCCCACAGATCTGCATCCTCCTTTATTTTTTGGAGTTGCTCTTGCTTATCCTTTTCTTTTGATATTTCTAATTTATCTTGATCTTCTTGATCTATAGCCATGCGAATATCCTATTTTTGAGTCTGACGTTTTTCGTTTTCGGTATTAATATAATCAACTAACATAGCAACGTATATATCTCTTTCCCAAGGTATCATATTTTCAATGTCAGATAAACTATAATTGTGGTGTTGCATCATGGCGAAATTAGTTTTAAGATATGAACCTAAATTTGAGTGGGAAAGAGCCATTAGAAAAAAGAATCAAGTCCTTCAAGTTTAACCGTCGATTTAATCTTTGTTTTGGGATTCATCACATCAACAGAAATTTCTATTTTTGGAATATTTTCAAAAAACTTAACAATAAGTTGAAGTTGTTTTTGTGTCATACTTTCAACAAATTTGGAAATTTCATCCTTAGAAAAATCCACAGCATCAAAAACTGTATCACCATCATAGATGGATTCAATTAGATCGCCAACGACATCAACCGTAGAACCCTCGATTTTAGTATTAATGCCAGGATATTTCAGAATAATCCCGACGGATTCATCAAGTTTTATAATATTAGAATTCTTCTTCGGTTTTTTACAGGTAATATCATCTAGGTTAACAGTCACTTCCGCATAAGTTTCTTTATCGTCGGGACAAAGTATCTTTATATCTACAGATTCCCCTATGCTCTTAGATCTTAATTTTAAAAATAAATACTCAACATCAAATGCTGGCATCACCTTGGCATCAAGTTTACCGAATGTACAATTTTCTATAATTTGAGATACAGCTAATATCCTTTCCTTTTCTTCCCCCGTTTCGTTAGCTATCATTAATAGTTTTTCTTCCTTAACTAGAAATGAACGAAATTTAATTTTCTTCGAGTTTGATGGTAAAGTCAATTCATATGTTGGTACTTGTAGTACTGGTAAAGTCATAATTTTTTCCTCACAGATTATTTAGAATTTATTTCAGAATCCCAATGGGTATAATGGAATGTTACAGACACCTTTTGAAGTGCATTAGCTGAACTCCAATCCATTGTCATAGGTGCAATTGCTTTAGGATATGCTCCATATAAAGTAGTTTTATATGTCCAATCGTTATCCCCCGTTAACACAGAATCATCAAGAGTTCTCTTTAATTGATAGATTTCAATGGTTGTGGTGTAGTCATTATAATAATAGGGTTGACCCGCGGATTTATGATAAGTTATTTCCATCCAATTATCGAAAAACTTCTTCTGAAACATATCTTCTGAAACATAAAAAGATGCAGATTGAGTAGCATATGCGAAATCTTTGACAATATCATATGGGAAATCTGTTGCAACGGATGCTGTTATGGGAATACTCGCCACATCAGGTAGAGATGTAGAATCGCAAAGCATATTGACTATACCCAAATCTCTTGGTGTAAATTTTGAGTTAAAATCCACAGATCCCCCAGATGATGTACCAGAAGGTAATATTCTAAATCTGAAATGTGCCGAACGAGCGAAATCCTTTGAATTTATCGTAGAAACAAATTCGTCAACTTTGCCTCTTCTTCCAAGAGCTTCCTTTTGTCCGAAGAATTGATCATATAAATTACCTAGCGTTTCAATTCCACCATAAACTTGAGAACCGATTGAATAACCTTTAGTTAATATTGACATATCTAACCTATCATTTTCCTTGAATCTGAATGAACTTTAGCTGCTGTAGCACCTTTAAATCTAGCTGTTGGGAGAAATGTCGCTATTTCCCAAAGATCGGCAGAGAGGAATTTTATTTCTGATTCAACTTTATGTATCAGATAGTGCTTAAAACACGGTTTGAATAATTCCATTTTAGCGGAACCATTTAAAAAATTATAAGAGGCTTTAAACCTAGACGATTCATCAAATTTCTTATTATTTGTTATCGTCATTAATTGATCGAGGAACTTCGCTCTCAGAGGTATAGGGAGATAATGAAGATTCATACCATAAAATCCTTTATGAGCTTTTCCTACCATTATGATCAAGGGGAATCTATCATAATATGGAAGTGTTGCCTTATGTTTAGGATCATAAAAGTATGTATACATTCTTCCTGGAGCGGGGCGAGTTCTTCTTTCGAGATTCTTATCCTTTAAAATGTCTTCAGATTTAACTCTAATACCGCGTAACTCAGATCTAAACCAATCTCGGGATTGTTTAGTCTGTGCTGGTATTTGCTTTTTATAAGCTTTCGCTTGTAGTCTATCGAATAATGATTCCATACTACTATTTATATCACTTTATACCTAAATCTGTTTCATCTAGAACTCGAAATATATATCCATATCTTTTGCACCAGAGTTCTGCCGCTTCCCATTTAGCTTGGTTCACTGCATAGGTTTTAACTTCTTTAATATATTTAATCCTGTTATTTGATTTCCTCGGTCGCTTTCTCTGAGCTCTCGGTTTCACCTCAATAATATATTTTATTATATTACCAGCGGAATCTTTTATCTTAGCATAAAAATCTGTAAAATATCTATGAAACCTATTATCAAGAGGAGAGAGATAAGGTATAACAATTTCTTCTGAATTCCATTCAAGCACTGCATCTGTGGTATCTAGATATTTCATCATCTTGAGTTCCCAAGAACTTCTATATTGAATATTACCGCGAGCCCCTTTATATTTTGATGCATTGATAAGTCGATATCGACCCTGATAATATTTACTCATTGGAATATTTATATAAATAATGGTAACTAATATAGGAAAATGATATGAGTACCGGGACTGCAGAACTTCTTAGATTTCCAGAAAATATAACAACAGATTACCCCACGTGGGTTAAGTACGAAATATGGGATTTCGTCCCTATGGGGAAGAAAGGCGGGAGTGCAAGTAATACAAATACTCACTTTGGGGTAAATGTAGCTAAATCAAGTAACACTTCAATAGCATTAGGGTCGGATGCACAGGTAGAAATTACTGAAAATCAATCTTGGAAACAAGAAGCAGTAGGGGGTATTATAGATCAAATGACCAGTCAATTGGTTGCGGCAACGTTAGGTGGCGGTACAGAAGGTTTACAGGGTCTTACTAAAGGTAGTGTCGTAAGTGCCGGCATAGACCTTGTTAAAAAGAAATTATCCAGTGGGGGTTTAACAGGTGAAGCAATAACGGATAAAATGGCACTTAAATACGATGGTCCAGAAGGTTCCAGATCATTCTCTATGAATCATAAATTTGTTCCTCGCAGCGAAAAGGAATCTAAAATAGCTATGGAGATTTTAAAGTTATTTCGTCTATATTCTTCTCCCGGTGAATCTAAATCTAGTGTTCCGGGAAAAGCGGCGGCATTCTATACATCATATAAATTCCCATCATTATTTAAAGTTATTCAAATGTCCGGGAATAATATTAATCTAAATTACCCGAAGTACGATCTTTGTTATTGTAAATCTGTTAATGTAAAGTATGGTGATGATAGTGGTAATACATTCTATGGAGACAATTCCCCTGTATCATTTGAAATCACTTTGTCATTTGAAGAAATAGCCAAGACCACCCAAACAACAATAGGTAGAGGATTTTAATTATGTATTTTAATTCACATCCAACTATACAATATGGCAATGATAGGGTTGTTGATATATTTCATAGATTGACACTGATTAAATCCAAATTAGATAATAGTGTAATGCTTGAATTATATGATATAAAAGATTCGGAGTCACCAGAAATCTTAGCTTACAATAAGTACGGATCTACAGAATTGCATTGGGTAATATTATTAATTAATAACATAGTCAACGTTTCGAATGATTGGCCAATGACTATACGGGAATTTAACAAATTTGTACAAGAGAAATATACGGAACCAGATGGGGTACATCATTATGAAGATTCTGATGGAGATGTAGTTAGTATTACTACCGATTACCCAGTTTCTAATTATACCTACGAAGAACGTATTAATGATAAAAAAAATAAAATAAAATTATTAAAACCTGAATATATTGAATCTTTTGTGGAAGAGTTTAAATCGTTGCTATGATAACCTTATATGACGATTTATCTGAGAACACCGAGCTAGAAGAACCGGGGCAGTTTGATCTTTTTAAAGTTATCATAACAACCAAGGTTGGCTATGTTGATATCAAATCTATGGTCGAATCATTTAACCTATATGAATCTATATTCAAAACATTTGTTACGGGTGACATAACATTATTGGATAGAGTGGGATTTGCTAATACATCAAATATCACGGGTACTGAACCTGTATATATCGAATTTGGAACAAAGGGTTCTACATTCAGAATAAAGTCTTCCCTCATAGTTACAAAGATAAAAAATAAAGAAAAAATTAATGAAAATACCTCGAGATACACATTGTCTTTAGTTGCCCCAGAAATGTTAACAGATGCTAGAACTAAAATTTCTAGATCTTTTGATGGTAAGTATTCTGATATGGTTAAGGATATATACACTGACTATTTGAGTTCGGGTAATCCTCTATGGTTAGAAGAAACCCACAATAATAACAGAACAATTATTCCGAATAAATCCCCAGTAGATGCTATTAATATGATAGCACAATTTTCGTTAGCAAAAACTGCAGATAATGCAAACTTCTTATTCTTTCAAACCACTAAATCATTTCATTTTAGATCTATTTCAGAGATGATCTATATTGATTTAATTAAACCAGAGGGATTAACCTTTCGTGTTGAAAAAGAACAGGCATCTCTTTCTGTACCCATATCAGAAAAATCCACAAGAGCTATAGAATTTGAAATTAAATCCAATGGAGACATCCTTAGACATACTGCAATAGGTACATATGGTTCTTCATTAATTAAACATAATCTTAGATCAAAAAATTGGAGGAAAGTTGATTTCTCTTTTCATGAGGTATTCTCTTTTGATTCGGATAAAAAATTCATAAAAATAAATGATAATCCGGTTTCACCAGATGGACCAGTAACAGAGGATAAGAAAAATTTATCAGATTTCCCCGAGTCATATGTTAATATGGTATCTGGGTCTGAGGAACATCAATATCAAACATATTATAATAAACCGCAGTTTGATAAATTAGATTATGAGAATACCATTCTTCAACGTAAATCTGAAATGAATTCGATGAATTTACAGCGAGCGAAATTAACAATTCCCGGAATGTCGGGTCTTCAGGCTGGGGATGTTATTTCTATGTTTGTACCTAAGCCCAAGGCTTCTTCTGGATTAAGCGGAGACAGTATAGAAGAGGATAAAACTGTTTCTGGGAAATGGTTAATAGAATCTATTGCGCATCAAGTATCAGAAAAATATTACTGTGAATTAATGATAATAAGAGATTCTGTTCCAAATTTGCAAAAAGAATATAAGGAATTTAATTATCCGGATTCAACGCCAGAAATAATAGATGCATCACCTATGGGTTCTTCAAACAAATAAAAAAGGGGGTGAATTAACACCCCCAGTATTATCCTACAAAGTACTTGTTATTATATTGTTGTTATAGGATTCATTGATGTGAAATAGTTATATTTCCACGTTACAGCAAATTCTTCTACTGCATCATTTGTATCATAACCGAGTTCAACTGGCGCTATCACAGACGGCCATAACCCAAAGAAATTATAACTTTTCAGTCTAGTTCCATTACGATCAAGTTGATGAACTTCAGCAGAAGTTTGATATAATAATGGATTAGTTACATTAGTCACTTCTAGAAGTGTTCTATCCATTCCATCAATCCATCTTTCCAGAGCATTACGAATATCAAAATCAGTATCATTAAATACTGTAGTTTCCCAATCATCATAGGTTCTTTCGCCTGCAATTTTCAACAAGCGACCCCGATATGGGACTTCAACCGCTCCAATAGTTGTGCCCGGAAGTGAGGTAGCTTTACAAAGATATGTAAATTTCCTCCCAGCAGAACCAGCCATTGCGATGGCAGGAAAGTTCATAACGACTTCAAACTGATTAGCTCTTGCACCACCACCAGTTAGGTTTGCTTTAAATAACTCTATATTAGCCATGATTCTATGCTCCTACTTCAGAGAATGACACACCGGTTCGGGTGGCCACAAACGTTAAAGTGATAAAGTTAATAGAACGAGCTGGTTTGATATAGATATCAGCACGGAATTCATTACGATCAATAACATCACCAGTATTATTTGATGTGTCACAAACCACTTTGAAATCAGTTATACCTCTTCGACCTTGAACGTCTCGGAGGAAAGGCTCTGTCATTGCTACAAAATTTGAACGTGTAATATCATCATTGAGTTCGAATAATTGAGCTTTCGAAGCAATCGAGATAGCTTTCTCAAGTACCATGAAAAGTCTACGAACATTGATACGATCAAACGCAGATGCTTTAGACTGAGCAGTCTTATCACCCCATAGTAGTGTTCCCATTCCCGGAAATGTTACTACTGGATTGATACGACCTTTATATAAAGTATCTCTTTGAGTCTTAGTTGGATTAAAGGCTAACTTAATAGAACCTTTAATATTACCGCGGCTCATTCCTGCAGGAGAGAACCAAGGATCTGCTACGTCATCTGTAGAAGCACAAGTTCCAGCAATATCACCGTTTAATGGTACCCATACATAACTATCATTATATGTATCATACATATATTTCCAACCAGAATCAAATACAGAATAACTAGATGAATTAAATCCAGTTGAGACGTTATTGAAATAATCAGTCACATTAGTTGTTTGTGTTGCAGAGTTAGAAACCCCAACAACATCAGATATTAATGGAGAAATAAATGCTAGGCAATCTTTACGAGTTGCTGCAACATCAAGACAATCTTTAGCAAATACCAAATCTGCATCACCAGATATTAATAAATTAAGATCAACCGTATCAGCATCATTGAATAAATCTAAACCTTCTGATCTATCACCAGTAGAAACAGTTCCATCAACACCAAATCCTAATGATAATGAGTAAGCTGCTTCTGTACCAAGATATGCGGCACCAACAATAGCCGAACCCCAAGCAGTTCCGCTTGCTGCTGTAGGATGATCCATCCAGTAAACATATCTAGATGAACGGAACAGAACATCTTTATAATACATGCCTTCGCCAGTAATAGACTTAACATCATAAGATTTTGATGCAATGAATGTTTCTAATACAGTTCCAGCAACACCAGTGATGCCACCATCTTCATCAGAAACGACTATATAAACCTCATCATCAGCCCCGCCAAGATCCAGAGCATAATCAGTTGAACCTGGTTTTATATCAAATAAACCCTCATGCGTCCATCCAGAAAATGCTCCTGCCGAAGGACATACATCTACTTTAAGACTATTTCCCCATAATCCTGGGGTTTTTGCGGCAAAATCACCACCAGTCGCGACTAATGTAGTATTTTCCCAAATATCATCATTCTTGATTAATATTCCCGCTGTGCCTGAGGCATTTAAGGCGTTGCCTTCATCAATTGCACGAACTACTTTCAGTGTGCCTGAATATTTTAAAAAGTTTGCGGCTGTCCACCAAGATGCAGAGTTAGAACTATTTGGCTTACCAAAATTATCTACCAATTCAGCTTCGGTCGAAACTGTAACAATAGTATCACAGGGGCCTTTATCAGCCACTATAACAATACCACCAATTGATGTAGATACATTTGGAATTATAGTTGTTAAATCTTTCTCTTGGACTAATACGCCGGGACTAACTTGAAAAGCCATAGTTTTCTCCTTTGTGTGTTATTTAATCCAATCATATAGTTTTTTCATCACATTCATTATATTTCATTATTATTTATGAAATAAGTGTTTTAATATCGGTTACTATCATTATAAATACGATAAAATAGGTTCGATAAATAATATGTAATAATTTAAAAAGGTGAATATATGAATTTAGGACATTTTTTAATTAAACAACTCAGCTTATACGGTGCGGGGCATATATTTGGTATTCCCGGTGATTATACCCTAAATTTTATGAGGGAGATAGAACAAAATCCCGGAATAGAATATGTTGGTGTTTCTCGAGAGGACTCGGCTGGGTATGCTGCTGATGCTTATGGTAGACTTCGAGGATGTGGTGCGGTATGTATTACCTACTCGGTAGGTGCAATGAATATTATGAATGCTGTGGCAGGTGCCTATGCAGAAAAATCCCCAATGGTCGTTCTTGTTGGGAAACCGAGTGAAGCAGATCTCAAGATAAATCCCAATCGTCATCATACTATCTCCACAGGTAATACCCAAAAAGAAATCTTCTCTAATATAACATGTAATGCTTATACTTTAGATTCTGAAGATATGTTTGTCAATATGGCGGTGATTCATCTTGCCCTAAATCAAATGCGAACACATTCACGACCAGTATATCTTGAATTTTCAAATAAAGATATAATGCGAAGTGTCGATCATTACCTCTCTAAATTTTACGCAGTATATGGGAGGGATGTACCTTACAATGAGAAAACCAGAATTGTAACTCTTCCCTATAAAGAACTCGATAAATTTGAGAATGCAAAGAATAAGGTTCTTATCATTGGGCATGAAGTGTTTAGGAATACATTGGAAGATCAAATCCTAGAATTCGCAAAGAAATTAAATATACCAATTTTTACAACACTTCTCGGTAAATCGACTATATCAGAATTTGAACCGAATTGCCTTGGTTGTGTTTCCGAATTATTTTCTGATATCTCTGTCATCAACAAAATAAAAGAATCGGATTGTATTGTCACCATTGGTATGGTTAATACGGATGTAGAATCATTTTCTTGGAATGCTGATATATCTATTAATATGGATGATGGTATTAGATTCAATAATGAACCCATTAAAGAATTCAAGAATTCAAATTCCAGTTTTAAGGAATTGGTTTCTTCGTTTATAATACATTTTGAAAATATTAAGGCACAAGAGATTGGGGTAATTGATAAATGGAACGAACTTGTAGATTCTACCAAGACAAAAATTGATTCATCGGTAGTCTCAAGCCCAATTAAACTTGAATGTGTATTCGATTTAATTGGGAAGTCTGTGACAGATGATCACATAATCATATCTGATATAGGAGAATCGTTATTTGGTATGATCGATATTCCAGTGTCGAAGGGTCAATTCCTTTGTATGGCATATTATACTTCTATGTCGTTTTCGGTTCCAGCAGCAGTTGGGGTTAAGTACGCCAAACCTAATAAGAGACCTATCGTTATTGTAGGGGATGGTGCGTTCCAAATGACGGGATCTGAATTCTCAACACACATTCGTAATAATTTAAACACTATCGTAATTATACTTAACAACAGAGGGTATTCTACTGAAAAAGCTATTATGGAAGGCGAATTTAATGATATACATAATTGGAATTATGAAAAAATTACGGATCTCACGAATGGGGGCATTGGTGTACATGTACAGGATTCGGTCCAATTTAAAAAGGTATTTGAAATGGCGTTAGAAGATGAATCTGAATCCTATGTATTAAATGTTGAAATAGATCCCTCAGATCAGTCCATGCCTATGAAAAATATAATCCAAAAACTGTGCATAGATAATCTATAATGCAATGGGAAGACCGAGAACATGGGCTGTATATTATACGTTTAATGATGGGGGAATAATATATCATATATTCTATACCAAAGATCGAAATCATGACAATAGGGTAAGAAAATATAAATCTGGATTAACGAAGTCAGAAGCAATTCTTCTAGTTAAAATAATGAAAAATAAGTATGGTATAGATTCTATAGATATTAATGAATCTATACCAGACAAACTCAAATATCTTAACCTACCGCCTCTGAGTCATAAATCGAGATTATCTACCTCTTGGAATAAGGGTCTCAAGACCGAGAAATCTAATTCAACATCATCAACAAAAGCTAATAATAGAATTAAATCTAAAAAGGAAATTTGGTTAAACAATACATTCACTAACAAATCTTGTGTATTTTGTCATGAATCGGAAATAGCTTGTCTAAGATATTATCCAAAGGGAGGGGTAATCATTAGAATAAATAATAACTTAGGCATAACAAAAGAAAGATGCAATTTAATTAAATTAATTGACGATCAAGATGTTGTTTGTCTAAATTGCGAAAGTAAACTCTCTATAGGACTCGAATTAATTTGAAAAAGGGTTTACTTTCTCGAGGAAATGTGATATAATATAGGTATGAATTAATTAATGAGGTAAATTATGTTGATAAATTTTACTAAATCGGGAATAGAAATATCGCTTGAAAAGGATATTTCGGTGTATGCTATATATACGATAATGATTTTCGGTATGACGCTAAAAAGTATTATTTCTTAAAAATCATAGCTCAGGAGTTAAAAAATGAATACTGATAAAAGTTATACATTATTTACACCTAAAGTACCAAAAAAGAAAATTAAGACCCGAGTTCGGAAGATCAGTTTAAATGATGCCTCTCCTGAAGAATGGGATAAAGTTACCGACAAATATGTTACTATTAAAAAGAAATGAAAGAGGGTGAACTATGAAATCATTTTTAAATAAACGTGTTATTATATCAGGGGGATCGAGAGGTATAGGTCTCTCCATTGCTAAAAAACTAGCATCGCAAGGTGCTAAAGTAGCTATCTTAGCAAAAACTGCAAAATATCATCCATCCCTTCCGGGAACTATATACACTGCGGCAGAGGAAATAGAAGAGGCAGGGGGAGAAGTACTCCCTCTCGTTACCGACGTTCGGTCAGAGGAAGAAGTTCTTTCTGCGGTGAATGCGACAGTCGATGCCTTTGGTGGTATTGATATTCTCATTAACAATGCGGGGTATGTTAACCTTACCCCGACTATGCGAGTTGGAATGAAACAATTCGATCTTATGTTCGCAGTCAATGTGCGCGGAACGTTTCTTCTTTCAAAAGCCTGTATACCGCATCTTGCTAAGGGATCTAACCCCCACATTCTTAATATATGCCCACCCCTAGATATGAAAGCTAAATGGTTTTCGACGGCTCTACCATATTCGTTATCTAAATTTGGTATGTCCCAATGTGTTCTTGGTATGAGCGAGGAATTTAGATCTCTTGGTATTGGGGTGAATGGGTTATGGCCGCATTCTCTCGTTGCTACAGCTGCAATTTCTAATGTGGTTGGTGGGGTAACTTCACTGAAACATTGTAGGAAAGTGTCTATCATGGCAGATGCTGCAGAGGTGATTCTATCTCGGGATTCGAAGAAGTTTACCGGTGGTTTTCACATTGATGATGTACTTCTAAGATCAGAGGGGGTCAAGGATTTCAAGCATTATCGAATAGATGCAGAACAGGATCTATGGTCTGATTATTTTATTCCTGACGACACGCCCCAAATTGAACCGATGGAATTTCCAGATATCCCACAGAATTATGGAAAAGTAGCACATAAAAACACTATGTCCTGAAATAAATTGAAATAAATGAAAATAGTTGTTTACTTTCCTGTACTAGTGTGGTATAATGTAACCATAGATTAATTAAACAGAGAAGGAAATATATTATGAATATGACTACTAGAGAAAAAATCCAACATGATGCTGCTGTTGCTCTTTGGCTTAAGGATAATGAAGTTAAAGTCGGTAAACCCCCAAGGATACCAAAGGTTATAATTGGACAAAAATATACCATTTTTAATCTTGGTAGAAAACGGGTTAATCTGAATAAAGGTGGAGTATAATCGTGATGACAAAAACCGAATATGCTAAGAAGATCAAAAAATTAAGAGCTTCAATGACTGAAATCCAAATTGGTGAAATGGGAGGATTCATCACCTACGAAGAATATGTTAAGACCGTTCTTAAAGATAACGATGAAGATCCTAAAACCGTACTGGATTTACAGTCAGCGATTTACTATGACGCTCTCGTAAAAACCTGCTACTAAACTTGAAGGAAATATATTATGAATGAATTGACTACAACCAATCTGGTTAAAATGAATTTCACACAGCATTTAGCTGTCCACGATCAAGTTCTGGATTCAGATGCATTTTGGGTAACTCTTGACGAACTTTCTTTAACAGATGATCAGCCATATGATGATACTATGGTTGATGATGTTGCTGATCTTTATCCAGAAGTCCTAGATGCTAAAGAAGATTTCGCTGAAGAGATGAAGGAGATATTATGAGTTTATTTGATAGCAATACAGGTCTCATCCACATGGATTTAGTTTCAATCGAACCTAAGCAAGAACGAGCCGGGATTGAAGCAACTTATATAGACGACTCCCCGTGTAAGATGTGTTCGAGAAGAGCTAATTGTATGGTTGAATGCGAGGATTTCGAGAAATACGTTGACCCCTTGAAATATGCTAGGAAAATGAATAAACTAGGGAGATTATAATATGTCTAGAGAAAAAATAAGAGCTAAATGGTCTACCAAGTTGGTTGAACCAGATTTACGGAAAGATTACGGGAAATACGATGTGATTAAGGCTCTTGCCTGGTATAATATCATGACTGATGCTAAAACTTGTACAGGATATGTTAATTCGTATCTCAAGAAAAGAAAAATTTTAAAGATCATAACCCCCCAGGATTCTATACAAACTGCTGCTGCAGTGGCAAGACTCATTGATCGGAATCAGATTACTGATTTCAAAAACCTAGAATGGATGAAAGATTGGGTATCCAAACTGGAGGATAAGGTTATTGCCCCCAAGGATCCGAATAAAAAAGTTATTTCAGTGGTTGAAGCTACTGCAAATAAATTGAATTTCTTCCTCGAGGGGCTTGATAATGCTGTGGATGACCATATTTTTAATTCTGATTTTAAAATGAAATTCTCGACAGAAAAATATTTAGCTAATAACAATGTTAAGTATGGGATGCTCAAACACATCGATAAATGGGCCTCAGACTTCCGTGACGAGATTATTTTAAGTAAGACGGATAAAGACCTTAAAGAAGGATATTCGA